TACTATGCGTATGGTGTTGTGCCCGGCTTTGTAGTCTAATCCCCCCGCAGGGGTTCTCGACCTACTCAAGCCCACGGAAGTGGGCGGAAACCAGCAAACTTTCCTCAAAAAATCCAAAGGGCGCGTCAGCGCCCCGCGTGAATTTTTGAAAAAAGATGCTGAAAGTGCTATCACTCGACTGTCTTTTGAGTGCATACACGCCACAGAAAACGCTATACAATACTTTCAAAACCTGTTCGTTAGGAGGTATTGTATGGCAACTAACAAGCGCGTCTTTACGTTGCGCCTGTCCGATGAGGTTTTTGACAAAATCGGTGTTCTTGCAACCAAAGAGCATCGGTCCATCACGAACTACATAGAGTATGTGCTGCTCAAGCATTTGGAAGAAGTTGAGCGAGAGCAAGGGGAAATCAATCTTGATGACCCCGAAGGAGACTAAAGCATCATGTCAGTTTTGAAATCCAAGCGCACAGAAAGCAAGGCGGAGTATGTGAATGTCGCCAATGCGATTTACATTGAAACGATAAACTTCCTGACCCGCATTTCCGCAAGGTATTCCAGATTGATTGCAGAACCGGTTGCAAAGCTGGCGGGTGAGGTGATAGACCATGCTGAAAAGGCGAACAGCATCTATCCCTCAGACGATCAGCGGCGCCAGCTTCGCAAAGCACATCTTCTGGAAGCGCGGGCATCCCTGATGGCGCTGGATGTTCGGTTGACTCACTGCTATCTCATCATGACCCAGAACCCGCAGGGATGTTTCACAACTCCCTCAGGGAAAAGTGTCGATGCGAAGAAAGCAACTGAAAGACTGGACAAAATGGCTCAAAAGTTGGGTGAGCTGATTGACAAGGAAAACGACCTGCTGCAAGGCATGATCGGAACGGTCAATCGGAAAGCCTGATTTTTAAGTGGGTGTATCTCTGTCAATTCCTGCGGCGGCGGTCTGGTGGCTGCGGTCGCCGAACTACAACAACATCAACAACAACAACTACTTCTGCGCGGTTTCGTCGTCGGGGTCGTTGGACTATAACAACGCTAACAATGCGTATGGTGTTGTGCCCGGATTTTGCAATGCTTGGTCACATGGAGTAGCCATAGGTGAAAGACGACCATAGCAAAAGGAGAGGTACTTCCCTGAGGGTCAAACCTCTAAAACTGCTTTTCGATATGCTGACACGGACGCTTCTTGCATGGCGCGGGATGCATCTTACCGCGTTTCATGTGCCGGCATAAAGCAGATTAGACGATGCCCTACAATTCATCTGTACGAGGAGCGAATACTTTTATGACAAGTCAGGAGCGCCATGAAGCACGATACCAGCGCCGCCGGGCAGCACGCCGAGCCAGACAGGAAGCTCGTTGTGCCGCCCTCGGTTCGTTGGGAGAAGTATTCAGTTACCACACGATGTTCAAATATGGCCGGAAATGCTGCAACGGTGTACGCTGGAAGCAGAGCACGCAGAACTTTGAGCGGCATCTGTTTTCCCACACAGCGAAGCAGCGGCGGCTTATTTTGGCCAAAAGGTGGCGGCCTAAGAAATACGTTCATTTCACGGTCTGCGAACGCGGCAAGATTCGTGGGATTGACGCTCCTCATATTACAGACCGACAAATCCACAAGGTCATCAGCAAGGAAGTGTTGGAGCCGCTTTACGACCCCAGCATGATCTATGACAACGGTGCAAGCCGGATTGGTAAGGGACTGCACTGGCAGATCAAGCGCATCAAACAGCAGCTGGCACGGCATTACCGCAAGTATGGCCGTGCGGGCGGGGTGTTGCTGCTCGACCTGAAGAAGTTCTTTCCTTATGCACCCCATTCTATCATCTATCAGCGGCACCAGCGGTATATCCTGAACCCTGATTTTCGGCGGATAGCAGATACCATTATTGATACTGCTCCCGGCGAATTTCCGGGCCGTGGGATGCCGCTGGGCGTTGAGCCGAGCCAACAAGAAATGGCGGCAATGCCCAGTGCTGTGGACAACTGGATCAAATGCCAGATGTCCACGCATAGCGCCGGACACTACATGGATGATTACTGCATCATTCTCCCGGATATCGAAGATCTGAAAAAGCTGGGCCGTGCTATCGTGCGCCAGTTTGAAATCCGCGGCATCCCGGTCAACAAGAAGAAATGCAAGATTATCCCTCTGACAAAGCCTTTCCGCTGGTGCAAGGCTCGTTTTACCTTGACCGAGACCGGGAAAATCAAAGTCAATGGTAGCCGTGACGGCGTGATACGCGCACGGAGGAAACTGAAGCTGTTCCACCGTGAATGGCTGGCCGGGAAACGTACCCTGCAGGAGGTAGCGCAGTATATGAACTGCCAAGAAGCCTACTATAAAAATTTTGATGACCATGGGCGGCTGCTGCGCCTGCGGCGGCTTTGCTATGCAATTTTTGGAGGTAGAGTGCCTTGTTCAACAAAATCATCAAAGCCAGTGATGGCACCGTCCTTGCCTTGACCGAGGACGTGACCTACATCAAAAAAGCCGACAACGGCTGTTATATCCTCTGCCCGGAGCCTGATGCTTCGGGCATTTCTTATGCCGGCACTCCGTACCACCTGTTTGGTCGGAAGCCTCTGGATGATGCAGAGAGCGTCATTCTGGAGCCGACCGACATTGGTGGCTGGATTATGGAGGCGAAAGCTGCCATCGAGGATGCCGACGAGATGAACGTGGATCAGGCTTATCGCCTGACCCTTCTGGAGTTGAATGTCTCCGATACGGATGACACTGAGAATACCTGATAGGAGGAAAAGGCAATGAGCAAAGCAACGGAAATGGTTCTGTATCGCACCTGCAAGCGCATGATCGAGCGCGGCAGTACCGATGGTCTGGCGGAGAAGATCGATATTTTCTACGCCGCCGGCAAACTGACCGATGAGCACTACGCCGAGCTGACCGGTATGCTCGCCGAGAAGAAAGAGCAGGTCTAACCCATGGTGGAGCATGAACGCTTTATCGCCCGCCGCCGGGCGCGCTTCGACGGCATAGATGGAAAAGTGAATATTCCTTATGGAACCGCCCTGACCTGTCAGGACGGTTTTCTTATGCACAAAAACCAGCGTGTGTGTGCTGTGGGGAGCCAGAACGGCATGGACTGCTTTGTTCAGGATGATGACGGTAACGGCACCCTGCGCGGGGATCTGGTAGGAAACATCCAGCGGAGCCTTGAGCGTCGGGATGCGGACTATCAGACCCGCTGGAACCGGGTTTGGGCATCGGCACTCTGCCAAAAGTACCGCCGCCCGGAGTCCGAAGACTACTGGCTGTGGGCGAGAGCGTTTTTTGATGCTCCGATTTTTGATTTGCAGGCAATCGCCGCGCTGGTTCAGTGAGGGGGATGGCTTGTGAATCTGAAAGAATTGTTCTGGAGCGGTGGCGGGATGGTTTTGGTGCTGCTCTCGCTCATTGAGGTTTCGCCCATCAAGATCAATCCGTGGAGCAGGCTTGCGAAAATCATCGGACACGCCCTGAATGCTGATGTGATGGCCCGGCTTGATACGATGCAGCAGTGCCAGACCGAGACGCGGGAAAGGCTTGATGAGCACATCGCCAAGGACGATGCCCAGACTGCCAGCCTTTGGAGAACGCAGATCCTGCGGTTCAATGATGAGCTGCTCCACGACCGGCGGCATACGAAAGAGCACTTCGATGAAATGCTTGATACCGTCCATGACTATGAAACGTACTGCCAGACGCACAAAAATTTTCCGAATGGAAAGTGCGTCCATGCCATCGATAATATCAACCGCGTTTACGATGAGCTTTTGGAAAGTCATGATTTTCTGTGAAAGGGGCTGATTTTATGAGCGTCGTAACCTATCAGCGCGGTGACACCACCGCGCTGAGTAAAAATTTCACCCGCGACGAGTTCGAGTGCCAGTGCGGTAAGTGCACCGCCCAGATGATCGACACAGAGCTGGTGGACAAGCTGCAGCGCATCCGGGATGTACTGGGCGTTCCGCTCAAGATCACCAGCGGCTACCGCTGCATTCCGCATAATGCGGCGGTTAAAGGCAGCTCAGGCAGTAAGCACCGTTACGGCATGGCGGCGGACTGGCGGACGGCAAACCGCAGCATCAACCCGGTGGCCTTGGGCATCCTTGCACAGGCCGTGGGGTTCGGCGGCATCGGCATCTACTGGCACAGCCGTGGAGCATTTGTCCACGCCGACACCCGTGGCACGAAAGCAACGTGGCTCTGCACCACGCCGGGCCAGTACCCCAGCACCACCTACCTGAAATTCATTTTGCCGACCATCCGCCGGGGCTGTACCGGGGATGCAAACAGAGCGGCTACAAAGATGCTCCAGCGGTTGCTGGGGCTGACCCCGGACGGCATTTTTGGAGAAAAAACCGAAAACGCCCTGCTGAAAGCGCAGGAGAAGCACAAGCTGGCCGTGGATGGCATCTGCGGCCCTGCCAGTTGGCGGGCAATTTCTGGGGCCAACAAGTATCTGTGACATAGGAGGAAACCATCATGGAAGCTATTCTGAGTTTTATTCCCGTGCCTGTCGCTGTCATTCTGATGGCGGCGGGTTTTGTTTCGCTGGCAGTCGGCGGTATCCGGCTGGGCTACAAGGCTACTGTTAAGAATCTGGCGCTGGATCTGGTGAACCGGGCTGAAAAGTCCATTATGGGTTCGGGGCAGGGGGCGAAGAAGAAAAAGCAGGTCTTCGCCGCCCTCCGCGCCAAATGCCCGGCCATCATCCAGTGGGCAATCACGGATGAAGTGCTGGATGCGGTCATTGAGCGCGCTTTTGACGCTATGACTGCGGCGCTGAGTACCAAAAAGGCTTGACGGATACATAAACGCCAGCTAAAATAGAACCACTTGAAAAGCTATGGCTTTTGTAGAGAGCGGCATATCTTGAAAAAGATGTTCCACTCTTGATTTTTACATTTCGCCGCCCCTGCGGCATACAAAATCCCCCTGCGCTGGCCGATGAAGTCAACGCAGGGGGATTTTTTGTTTAATTGTATTTTTCAATGAGCTGTTTCACGGCGGCTTGAGCCTGCGGGGTGTCGGGCCGGTGTTCCCAGCCGCGTTCATAGCAGGCAGCTTCCTTGCACATGCTGGAAGTCGGATCGCCAACATACTCGGCAAGCCAGAGCTTTGAAATTCGGCCGTTGTCAATGCCGAAAACGCTTCCTTGCTCATAAACTTTTGCTTCCCAGCGGAACGTGTGCCCATCAATGGTTATATATCCTTGCTTCCACATTGCTTATACCTCATTATCCTGCGGTGCGATCGCGGCCACGCCCATCCAGATCAGCCAGTGCTTGCCATCAGAGCTGCGTTTCCACTCACCGCCGAGCGTTTCAAATGCGGCAATCATGCCGTAGTAGCTGATTTCCGGCTCAATCGGGAGCCGCTCCCCATCATCGTTGTACTCGACTTGACCGACGGCAATGTCATCTTTGATGGAGGTCTGGGCGTATGCCCATTGGTTGTCCAGCCTTTCGGCCAGACGCTTGAGGGAAGCGCGAATATCGGTAATTTTCATGGTCTACTCCTTTACCATTCATAGGAGCCGCGCCGCTGACGGGCTTCCATGCGTTCTTTTTCAATCATGGCGGCAATCCGGGACTTCTCTTTGGTACTGAACCCCCAAGCCTTTTCGCAGGGGATGGCAACAATGAAGCCGTCCTCATGGATGCCGTATTCATTGAAATCCTCGTCAACGTACCGCTTGCAGTTGTGCGGCTGGTCGTTGAAGTCGTATTCGACCTCATCAGGAATGCGGGTCAGCTTGCCCTTGATGGGGAAGTTGTTCAGCTTTGCAAATTCTCGGATGGTCATGGCGCTTCTCCTTACTCAATCGCTTCTTCAATGCTGCTGGTGGCATCTTCCAGACTGCTTACTGCATCGGACAGGCTTTCGCAGATTTCTTCGATACGCTCGTACCGTTCGCCGCTCTGGAAGTTTTCGGGGATGTTGTCCCGGTATTCTTCTTCCTCGGTCTGGATTTCCTCAAGTTGCATCTGGAGGGTTTCAAGCTGATCAACGATGGTCTGCAGGGCCTTTCTGCGCTCTCTGTTCATATATATTCTCCTTGATTTTTCATCGGTGGGTGGTTATAATTAAAAAGCGAGGGCGGCGGCTCCTACCCGCCGCCCTGCTCTTACGGATTACTTGTTATCCGTGGGGGTCTCGTTGCTCTGAATGATTCTGTTGGGTTTGATCGTGATCGTTATCCGCTCTGCAAGATCGGGATGTTCGACCAAGATTTCCAGCAGCTCTTTCAGAGCTTTTGTTTTTTCATCCATCGGTCTGTTCTCCTTTCCGGTGAGCTTTCCGCTCCTCCTGACACCTATATTATACAGGATTTCCTTTATAATGTCAAGGCTTTTCTTAAAGAAAAACCTATATTTTTAAAAATATTTCTTGACAAAATACAGGAAATCATTTATACTTGCGGTGAGGTGATGAGCATGGATTTCCCAACGAAAATCAAAATGGCTGAAGCTGTTGCCAAAGTAAAAGAAGCTGAACTTGCCCGGCGGATGGACACCACCCCGCAGGCATTCAACCAGCGAATGAAAACAGGAAAGTTCAAGTATGAAGAACTGGAGCAGATGGCGCAGGCCATGGGCGCAGAACTTGTTGTGAACTTCCGCTTCCCGGATGGAACAGAGGTATGATAAAAGCCGCCAGTGTTTTTGAAGCGCTGGCGGCTTTCTTTATGCCGTGGGTAAGGGCTTTACCTGAGAAGCAGCAAAGAACGATGCCCGGTAGGTCTGGCCGTCCCCCTTGCTGCTGTGGATAAGCACCGCCTGAAACAGAGCTTTTGCGCCATGCTCTACCATGTACCCGGCGGCTTTCCAGCCTGCCCATGTGTTCACAGGCTCGGCCACACCGGCGGCTTGCTGGGCTTCCTCGATGCGCTGGGCGTTGATCGGCTCGGCCTTTGCACTGTTCCATGCCCGGTGCAGGCACTCGGAAAAGGCGGCTACGCCCTTGCGATACAGCTTCCATGCCTTGCGCATGATGGCGGACAGATCAAACTTTTTCATAATGCCCTCTCTTTCTTTGGCTGAAAAGATAAAATAAAAAGCAGCAGGGGAGTGGGTTACTGACTTAGCATGCGCTCACGACTTACTGCGCTCCCGGCTCTTACTTCGCCCCTTGCCTTCCGGTCGTACTCCCTTGCTGTGATTATAGTATCTTCCTTTTTGCCTTGAAAGACAACAGCAAAACCGATATTTTATAAAGAAAATAGATGATAAAATAAACAAATATATTTATATAAAAAGCCCGGATTGTGTATCCGGGCAGTGGATTTTTTGCAAAAAAAGTCCCCAGACACCGAAGTGTCCGGGGAAAGGGGATAACTTACTTGTCGGACGTTATGGATCTGCACCGTGGCGTTGCAAGCCTGCTTCGGGTCAAATCATCCAAATCTTCTTCTTGAACCAGAAGATCGGAGATTTTGCAGTCCAAGGCTTTGCAAATCAAATCAAGCTGTTCCAAAGATACCCGGTCGGTCATCTCATGGTAAAGATCATTGATTGTGTTTCGCCGGATTCCAGTTGCGTCTGCAAGTTGCTTCTGAGTCCATCGCTTTTCGCCTAAGCGGACGGACAACAAAATCCTTAACATCAGCCATATCTCCTTTGCGGAGAGTGTAGCATAAAAGGATAATCTATATCAGCAAAATGATATTTGGTATCGTATTTTGATATTTTTGGCTTGAGGGCGAGTGTGACTACCGATTGACTACCACGGTGCTTTTTCGTATTTGCGCAGTCCTTTGTAGAATAGCGTATATTCGTCGCTTATTTTTGCTTTTGCACCAATGGAGTGCGGGCTGGAATGACTCTTAATCAGTGGGCCCAGGGTTCGAGTCCCTGGAGGTGCACCAGATATTGAACGTCAAATCGTAAGATTTGACGTTCTTTCTTTATGTAGGAAAGCGGCTGCACACTTTCTGCACACCGTTTGCACATTTGCCAGAATCGGGGGCTTTTCTGCGCAAGGTTTGCACAGCCTGCTTTCCTTTGCATAAAAAGAAGAGAAGTTAGGCGAACAAGGCTCTCGTCAACTCTCTGCGTTCATCTGCATCCATCAGCCGGATGGCTTCAAGGATCTCCTTACCGGAGATTTTTGTTGCCACCGGCTTTTCGTTTTGCCGGGGCTGGGGTGCTGCCGGGGTCAGGTCTTGGGAATAGAAGTTCGCTTCGATCTTCTCGGTCAGCTCCAGCCGGGGCTTGTCCTGCGTATGGGCGTAGGTGTCCATTGGACTTTTTGGTTTTACGAGGTCATCGCCGGGTATCCCATGCAGACGGTCATGCGGTTGTCAAGGTACAGTGCTGAATTTGGCAATAAAAAATCGCCACACAACAACCTGAACCTGACCATCCCTTCTGGGATGGCCTTGGTTCGGGTTCGTTATGTAGCGATCAGAAATTTAAAAACTTGATCCGGCTCCTTTGGGAGCCGAGCTGGAACTC